GCTATTTACTGTTAAAATCCAGCCTTTTTCCGAATTTCTAACAGTTTATTTTTTCTTTCCCTTGCACTTGTCTTTTTAACATAGTGCTTTTTAGTTACATCTGTTCCGTTATGATTTGCAAATTCACTAGCCAAGTCAATTCCAGCTGTTTTTGCAATCAAGTTTATTGATGTTTTTCTTAACGAGTGTGGATATAAATTTTCCAGTAATTATGAAGTGAAGTAATTGGCAGTTCCTTTTATCTGCCAAAACTCTTTCCCAGAGACTCCCCAAATTGTTATACCTTGATGTAGAGGAATTAGCCTTGTAGTCCCAGTCAAATTATTTTTCTCGACCGTGATGACAGCAAATTCCATGTCCATATACTCGCTCCTTGGAACGAATTTTTCAGGATACTGGCAAATAACATCGCCATCTTTATAAGACATTCTAGAAACTAAATTTTCTAGATAAATCGAACAATTGGCAGCTTTTCCTGTTTTCACAAATTTTATATATCCGTTTGGAATATTAATTTTTAAGCTTTCGAATTCAGACAAATTTTCCACTTTATCTGAAAGCGGTTTATTAGAAATAGCTCTAAATTTTCCTGAATCGTTGTATGTCAGACTGTTGTCTTCGATACATTCATAATAAAATTTTGTTACACTGTCATAATAAAATTTACCTTTTGTTTTATTGCCGATATCTTGTATGTTTCCACCAAATTCCAGTCCTAATATTTCAGCTAATCTTGAACTAACTAAATAATTTTCGTCCGCATATTTTTTAGTAATATACGTGACGCTCGGATCAATAACAGCCGTCACATTTGCCACTTGATCTACAATAATCGTATCTACATATTCAATCTCTACGACATTGTTAGCCGAAAAAGGCGGCACAAAATCTGGACTAGTCGAAATATTGTAAGCATAAAGTATTTCAACATTATCATTCCCATGTGCAAATATTCCTAACTCTTTGATATAAAACCCTGTTGTTACAGATTTGTTGGTCAATAACGCATTGATTTCACAAGTTCCGTTTCTTTTTACATTTATATTCAAGATTGGCAATGTTGTGATTTGATTGACTAACTCTGTCCTTTCTCTTTCGGAAGTTAATGATGTTCCATCTCCTATCGCCATTTTAGTAAATGTTATTGTTTCTCCCGCTAATCCTTTTGCTAATAATTCTCTTCCTTTTTCTGTTAAAATAAATCCGTTAAATTTTGCCATAATTTACCTCCTATCTTATTTCTCTTAATACTCTTGTTCTGTGTACCGTTCCAAAATTTGTCGTTATAATCTCATTTGGAATATTTATATCAGTCGAACCTAAGTAATATTTCTTTTTATTTTTTTCGATAAAACCATAATAATTTGTCTTTTCTTCTTTTCTTAAAAGCCTTATTCCTTCAAGCCAAGAACGAATATTTTTGTATTGTTCTACAACTTCAATTATTTTCTTGTAGCCTTCGTAGTCTGATAAATTTCCATCCGTATTTACTTTAAAATATCCTGGATTGCCACCATACTTGAACCATTCTATTATTTCAACATTTCCGCTAAATAAGATTTCACAAATTTCTTTAATTCCGCCGACAGTACCTTTATTAAAATGCGAAAAAACAGACCTTTTTATTAATTTTGTTTTAGTATCTCTTGTTATATTTGAATCGATGTAATCAACATGATATTCCCACATTAAAAAGTCTAGTTCCACATCATTCAGTTCTGATAATTCCAAAAAAAAATTTCTTTTAATCGCATCATGCTTTTTTTTGATAGCAAAATTTATAGATTCATAAATCCAAAGTGTTGTTTTATCATTCAAAGTTGACTTCGCTGCTATATCTGTTAAGTTCAAATTATCAATAGTTATCATATATTTTCAACTCCTAAATAATTGCTTGTAACACTTGTATTTTCTGCTATTTCATTAAAATCTAAAACTTGAAATATTGGACTTCTTAACACAACTCTTTTCACTCCAGCTAATTTTAATAATTTAGTAAGCTCATCAGGATTAATATCTCTGCCCATTTTATTTTGTTGCCAAATCTTAAAATCTTTTATGGCTTTTTCAACATTATTTTTAATAACATTTACAAGTGTTTCATTAGATTTATCAATGTAGTAATCGAAATCAATAGCATACGATGTTTTTATCGCCTGTTTTACTGTCACATTATCCGTTAAAGGTCTTATATTATCAGTATTCAACATTTCTTCGATTCTCTTTTTGAGTTCATTAGTAAGTGTCAAGGAATCAGTTAAAACATAAATATCTACATTTGTTGCGCTTGGACTGTATGCCACAACATCAACAATATTCGTACTTGTTGACTTAGCCCAAAATTCATAAGCCCCTTTGCTTCCAGCAGTTGTGAAAGATTCGGGAATTTCTCTGATTCTAGCTCTATAATTGTCATCTTGCTCTATTTCAGCCCCATTGTTTGATGCCGTAATGTTCTCAACCTTGTCATAATGTGGAAAAATATCGACCATCGTATTAATTTGCCCAACTGGAATATCATTCCCAACAGTTCCTGATGTGTTACAAGTTGCAATTCCATCTACATATAAATCACCTTTTTCTATTTTGTATTGCTCATCTGTTGAAAAATACAACTCATTGTATTGAACCCTTGAACCTTTTGGAATTATTATATCCGTCGCCTGAATGTTAGTAATATAAAATCTGAATGTTGCCACGGCTGGCTGTTCTACAAGTCTTTTACCTCTGTTTCCATAAAACTCTCCTTTAAGATCCAGCCGTTCATCCCTTGCAAACCTTAAATAATTCTGTTTCATTTCATCGTTATATTTTTCTTCTCTCAATCCAATCATATAAGCAACTGTTTCAAAAATGAGTGTTTCTGGACTCGCTTCTGTCAATTTTCTTCCGCTCAATTCTTGGAATTTATTAATCATATCTCTTTTAAGCTCCCAAGAATCCGCATCTATAATCTCGTATTCATCATTCAATATATCACTCAATATTTACCACCTCGATTCCTAATTCAATGTCAAAATCATTATTAAACTTATCCTCCGTTTTTATCTCTGTAGCTCTCAAAATTGCTCTTGGCTCGTATTTCCTAAACATTTCAAGCAACTGTGCGGTTATCCTGTTTTTTACAACATTTATATTCTTATCTATTAAATCGCTGTCAAAACTGAAATCACGGTTAAGTGGCTGTTCTTCCTTACAAACTCTTAAAAGCATTCCAACATTTGTTACAACTTCCTCAATATAATTTTTTGGAGAATAATTTATTTCCTCGTTAGATGAAACATATATCATTATTTACCTCCAATCTGATTTCTTAAAAAATTCAACAAAATCTGTCTATCTGTTTCGGAAAAGTTTTTAGCATAGTCAATCATTTCATTAACTTTGTCCGCTGTAATTATTCCAGCCCTTACCAAATCCATCAATTCATCAATTTTTGCGTCTTTTTTGATTTTTTCAAGCTGATCTAATATTTCCTTTTTCTTATTTTCAGCAATTTGAATAGCTTTATCCACTTTTTCGAGTGTACTGTCCACTTTGCTTTTCACTTTTTCTGCAAATTCCTGTAATTTTGTTTTCTGTTCAGCTTCAACATTCACAGCTTCTGTTTCCGTAAGTTTCTCCTGCTCTTTTTTTTGAACTTTTAACTGTTCTATTATCTGATTATATTTTTTAGGATTATCTATATACTCTTTTAAAGTTAATTCCAGATTTATATAATCAAATTCAGAAGTTTCTCTATTGAAATAAGAGTTTTTTTCATTTATATTTGTCACCAAAAACGGGAAAGCTCCAAATGTTTGACCTCCGAGCGTTAAATAACCATATTCTCCGAACTCCCACATAGTTTTTATTTTGTCAAGCTCTTCCGAGGGCGTTGTTTCATGTATTAACGAAGAAATTAATGTAATCCCAAAAGTTACTTCTATTAATTCTCTCCCCTGATGCCTTAGCATACCAGGACCATATATTGCAGTATGTTCAGATATTTTAGATTTATATGTTCTATTTATCGCATTGTTAATTGAGAATATCTTTTTATCAGATACTTCAAATACTACATCTCCAAGACTTCCTATCATTGCGGACCTCCTGTCTTATCTCCGCCAGCAGTAACACCATCGTGTTTATGTGTATTAAGATTAATACTTCCACCAGTTGTAGTCGTTCCGCTCACTTCTAAATCTCCATTAATCACGATTTTACCAATATTTAAAGTCAATGTATTGCCATCATAAGTCCAACTACCTCCGTCAGAAAAGGTCCTTTTTACTTCGCTTTCACTACTAGAAGCACCTCGCATAGGACAGCCAAGCACTACTCCTTGTTCAGGCATTTCTGAAAAGAATAAGCAATAAACAGTTTGCTTTAAACTGAGTGTATAATTATCGCTATGACTTTCAGAGTAAGGAACTAATACATTAAGCCAGTCCGTTGTCTTGTCATCATCGCCTTTTAACAAAACTCTTACTTTTCCAGTTTTTGAATCTATCGCACTTACTTCTCCTGCTTTTAATGTTTCAATCAATTTAACCACCTGCCTTATCATTTTTTTTGTAACAAAAAAATCACAATCAAATTAATGACTGTGATTTTCTTTTAAATATTATGCTCCTTCTTTTTCTCTATCCATATTTGCTTTTATTCCTAATGTTCCTAATAAATTATGAATGAATAATCTTCCTTTTTGCGTCCATTTTGTATTGGGAACGACTTTTTCAGTTCCATTTTTCTTTTTTACTGTTATTGTTTCGCTTTTTGTATACCCTTTATTCATATGTTCCGCATACAATATCCATTGTCCGCCGACTTTTCTTATAACTCTCTGTTCATTCAATGTTTTATTCAATTCGTATGCACTAAGTCCATAATCGGCTGCAATTTGTGTTATTGTCATTGTATCTTCACTTGACAATATTGTATCAACATACTCTTTTATCGGTTTATACTCTGCTATTAATTGTTTTTGAATCTGATTTTCTTCTTCTAGCTGTT